CTTGTTCAATACTCATTATTGGAAAATGTGCCATAAAACCTCTTTTAAATTAAAATAAACCACCAAGTAATCCACCTATTCCACCAATTGCTCCGCCTAGCATAGTTCCAATACCAGGCACAATACTACCTAGAGCAGCTCCAGATAATCCACCTTTTAGCCCACCACTAAACATACCACCAGCTTTACTAGCACCACTTTGCTGTTGAGACTTATTGACCTCATTAGCATATTTAAGCTCTTGTTCTGCTATTTCACGTTCATGCCCCATTTGAGCCTGATGTTTCAGCATATCGGCTAATGTTTGTCCAGCAGCACCAGAAGCTTGAAAACCTTGTTGACCGAAACCTTGTAAACCTTGTAAGCCTTGACCATACATGTTGCCCATACCCTGTAAGCCAGCGCCATATAGATTTCCCATACCTTGTAACCCAGTACCATATAGATTTCCAGCACCCTGTAATCCAGTACCATACATATTAGCTTTTCCTTGCACACCTTGACTATAAAGTCCCATGGCATTATTTAAATACTGGTTATAATCTTGACTAGCCATTCCGCCTATTTCTTTGGCTAGTTGTGCTTGTTGCTGAGGATTACCAATAAACCCACCAGCAGCAGCAGCATTATTAGATGCTCTAGTTGCTTGATCAACATTATATTGGTAACCAGGAGACTGTTGAAATCCAGATCCCATCCTATTCATTACACCCTGAGGATTATTTGTTAATTCTTCATATTGTGCTGAAGGATTTTGCCCAAGTAGCTCTTGATATTGCGAAGAAGGATTATTACCTAATAAGTTCTGATATTGTCCAGATGGATTATTACCTAATAAGTTCTGATATTGTCCAGATGGATTTTGACCCAATAGATTATTATATTGACCATTTAATGTTTGGTTAGCTTGCTGACCATTATTAACATATGGATTAAGATATTTATCTAAATAATCCTGTGTATTTGGTGGTGGAGGAGGAGCTGGTGCCGGTGCAGGAACAGGACGCCCCATTCCTCGCTCAGGTATATGAGCAAACACATTTCTAAATATTCCAAGCTTACCCATCATATATTCACCTTTTTATTATGTAACATCTGCCACCCCATCACTTAAAACAAACCTAGATAAACCCCAAAATCTAAACTGGAACGTTATTTCATTATAACGCCCTAAATTATAGAACTTAAATATATTTCTACGCTTACCAGTTTTATTTAAATATATTCCTTTAGGATTACCAAAAGTAACTCCACCATCGGATGAGACACTTAAATCTACCCTAGCAGTTAATGAATTTTTAACATAAGTATAAACATCACCATCTATCAAATAATCGCCATCATTATCGATTATATAATCTGGATAAGTATCATTATCTACTAAATATACATCTTCTGTAACTACAGTATTTACATCACTACCTTCCATACCTTGTTCAATTGGGAATGTAATACTATTTATAACAAATGGATTACGATCAGGCATAGCGCTAGGAGCAGTAATGATAATTCTAGGGATTTCTTCTCCATCTGCCGTATCAAACTTATCTGATAACTGGTAGAGATTACCGTCATTAAAGCTAACAAAATAATAGTCATTGTTAAAAAAGAGCGCTCTTCTTGCTATGTGATGATTTTGATTAGTATCGCATAAAGTATAAAAAACTTTAGCATTAAAATGATAGATATAGGTTACATTATCTTGTGGATCTGCGAAAGTAATTTGATAAAACATTTGGCCATTTTGCTTAAAAATAAACCCATATGAATTTTCAGGATTTATCAAAGTAGATAACTTATAGTTTATACCATCAGTAGATATCTGCTGAGAACCATTACCAGAACAAATCATAATTACTGGGCCTGATTTCTCATTACTGCCAAGCCAGATTACAAAGTCATCAGCAGCTGCAATGGTAGCAGGATTTAAACAACCATAATCAATTATATAACCACTATTACGTTGATATGGGAAGAGCTGTAGGCCTAGATCAGTCCAGACCTCAGTAACATCAGAACCCATAATTAAAATCTGTCCAGTTCGACCAGGAACACGGACACAAGCTAAACAATTGTCTGGTTTAGATTGGAATGATCCAACTTGAGTTACACTTTGAGCAAATCCACTGGTAATAACAATAGTAAAGGTAGCAGCAGATCCAAACCCACCTGACACAGGATAAGTTGCACCATTAACATAACCAGAACCAGGAGCACTAACGGTTACTGTAGCTACCGCACTACCACTAAGCGTAGCAACCGTTAAGGTTCCTTGAAATGCACCACCATTAAGTACAGTAAGTACATCACCAACATGATAACCAGTTCCGCCATTAACAATGGTAGCTGTAGAGATAGAGAGTAAACTAAAATCTGATAACTGCCATTGTGGTTGATTATTTACGGTAACAATAAATCTATTGTCTTGGAATGTTACATACCCAGCGAAGAAGCCAAGAGGTAACTTAGAAAAAGCAGTAGTAGAATAATCGTAAACATAAATATCTTTTTTGTCACAGAATGCTATTTGATTTTTTAAATTTTCATCAATAAATACATCGCCAGCATTTGACTCAAGGCTAGCAACATAATTCGTAATCATAGTAGTAGAATTAAAGACTATACTATAAATGTTTTGCGATATTACAGCAAAAAGTGTATTTGATCGAGATGAAAAGAATAGACCACGGCCAACACCATTTTTCATTAGTGTAGAGACAGATTTATAGCCAGCATAATCGAGCATAAAATTATCGCTTTGGAACATGTTCCACACTTGTTCCACGCTTATCTTTGACGAAACGCCAAATTTCGAACTACAGGTCATTTTAAGAGGTAGGTTAGCCATAGTTATTTAATACCCACAACCAGGTTCAAATCCATGGCTCAATTGTGCAGTAACCCAATTTAATTGACCATGTCTCGCATATAAATTTACATTTTTTGGTGTTAAATCGATGACGTTACAATCATTAACATTAGCGCTAATTTCATCCAAAAAGAATTGTACGGCTGGTGTTATTTCTACACCATAATAAGCACATATACGCTTAGCTGTAAGCATTTCAAGATAGTCTATATAAGCTAATTCATACGTAAGTAATAAATCAGTAGGAAGATCAGCGACAGTAACAGAATCAAAACCAAATTTACCCCAAATCTTAAATTCAAAATCCTCGCAAGGTAAGAATTGAACGTAAAAATTACATCCATTTAAGCAACGCTCGAAAGTATTTTCAAACGGTAATGCATGTATTCCTTCAATAATTGTCCTTCCATGAAATTTAGCTCTTCCTAGAGTTGTAGTTGCAAATCTTACTACCTGCATATTAAACGTTACAGTTAAGGGTAACATTAATTGTGGTATAAAATATTTACCTTCTCCTACAACCGCATTAAACTTATATTCTTTATAGAAAGGAATCATTTTTTGGTTGAAATTCATACCAGCCAAAACTTTATTAAGTAAATCAAGACCTACGGTTATGTCATCTCCTCCAACATCCTGGAAGTCTTTTGACCTTACCTTAGAAAGATAAAAAGCATTCGTTATAAGCTGATTTACGGTGTACATAATTCCCCACTATTCACACTAAAGTAACCAATACAGTTGTTCGGAATTACCGAACAACTGTAAGTAGTTGATTTTACACGTTATAGTCAAAACTCTTGACATAAAGTACAACTGTGTCGGTGGTAGCAGTACCCTTAATACTAACACTAGCAACACCACTAACATTCAAGAACGCTAAACATGCCAAGTCTTCAACCTGATGAATAGCAGCAACTGCACCACTCATTCTAGCTTCATTACCTGTACCACCTGTTGGCTGAACATAAACACTATTACCAGCAGTAGTTGGGACGTAGTCAGCCGTAAAGTTAACATTGGTTACGCCAATAGGAGCAACACAATCAGTTAATGGAAGAGCTACATAAGAAGCAGTTAAAGCAGACGAACCAGTAGTCAAAGGAGCATCATAAACAAACTTACGATAGCTACCATCACCAAAAGTATATGATAATAAGAAATGTGCACTGCCATCAGTTACTTTAACATCTACTAAACGGAAACTGTCGTAACCATATGGTAGCTCAGGAAGTACATTAGCTGGATTAAAAAGAAGATCAGGGTATATACATTTAGTCGATACTAATGCAGCAGGCTTATTAAACCCATTAGAATCGCCAATAACATATACGTAATAGAAAGTAGATGCAGCTAAAGCACCAGTATCTAAACCATTAACACCATTTTTAGTACAATCAATCAATAAAGGTGTGCTGGTAAATACGCCAGCAGGAAACGTAATGGTGTCGCGTATAACCATATCAATGTTATTAATTATGTCACTACATGCACCAGCACTCATATTTAACATAGTATTAGGAGTGGTTGCGTCTAATGTAACGTTAAGACCTTTAATATAACTTACTGGATTACGTGAGCCAGGAATTGGCTTATTAATAGCAGGGAATACAGGCTCTACAGAGTTAACTGGGAATGGTGTAATGTCTATAAAATTTGGAACTGTCATAATATTTACCTCGTTTTGTTAAATTGTTAAATTGTTAAATTGTTTTTACGTTTTAAATCATTTGCTTGTCTAGTTGCATTTCTTTTAGCTATAGTTTCAGGAGACATCTTCCTTCCTAAATTATACTTATTACCAATTAAGCGTGCACTAATTTTAGCTTTATGTTCATCGCTAAGCTTAATGCCTGCACAACGTTTATGACCAATTAGACGAGCACTCATTTCTGCTTTTTGTGCATCAGTACGTTTTTTACCTAAATTACGTTTATTGCCAATTAAACTGGTACTAATCTTAGCTTTAGTTTCATCAGTATGTGAACTTCCTATACTATGCTTTCCTTTATGAAAAGCACTAACAGAAGCCTTAAATTCATCACTACGTTTGCTACCTAAAGAATTAATATTTCCCATTTTACTAGCACTCATCCTAGCTTTAGTTTCATTGCTAAGTTTTATGCCTAAATTGTGTTTATGACCCATTAAAGCAGCAGAAATTTTTGCTCTAGTTTCAGCACTAGTAACATAACCTCTACTAATAGGATCTCTACTTTTTTTGTACATATCCCGCATATTATCTTTAGCGGTTCCAGCAAACAAATGTCTTGGATTAACACATGATGGATTATCACAATGATGACAAATTAATAAACCTTCAGGAATTTCACCCTTATATATCATGAATGAAACTCTATGAGCTTTATGTCGCCTATCACCAATACGAATATCACCATAACCCTTAATATCTTTGCTACCAGTCCAAAGCCAGCAACCATTAGGCATTTTTTCTATTCTACTTCTAAACCATAATTTAGTTTGTTTATCTATTTTCATAGATATCAGTATATGGAGTAGTATGTAATTTTACAACAAACTTATTGCAAATTAATAAAAAACAATACATACTACTCACATAAATTATTTACTACGCTGATGCAACGTTACCAGCTAAAGGTAGGCAGAAACGTTGGGAGTAACGGGACAGAAGCAAGCCCCCCCAGATAACATCGTTCACAAGCCACTTTTGATTCTGTCCGAATACAGCACCGTAATACATTCTGAGACTAACCTTAGTCTCGTCGTCCGTATCTACTGACGTGTCATATGGTCGCT